AATAAATTTAATAATTAACAATATAAAAAAGAGTCCATCCTTTAAGGGTGGATTTTATTGTGTATTGTTAAAAATAATACATAAATATATAGGTAGTGACTTACCACTGTGGAGGTATAATTATGAATATAGGTAAAATGTATTTTGATTTTGGGTATATTAAGAAAAATTTTAATATACCAGATGATGCTTTATTTAAATGTTTTAGTATTAATGAAGCAGATGAATCAGTAGAAATTGTATTTTATACTAATGAAATTGGCGATAATTATAAATTAGCAAATAAATGTGTCTCAAATTTAGAGCAAATTCCTAGAGTAATTTTAGAAATAAAAAATAAAGAAGAAGCAAAGTATTTTAAAGAAAGAGATTTAAAAGATGTAATAAAAATAATATGTGATCAAAATTTCTTTAATGAATTAGTGGATTTACCAAATATTATTATAAAAAATAATACATATTGTTATAAAGGCATTCCAATATTTATTGATGATAATTTAAAATATAAGACTTGCGAGTTAATATATAAAAGTAATGATAATTTTTATGATGGAATTGTTAATAATCTTAAACAAGAGGCAAAACATTTAAATGATAAGATAAGTATATTTAGATCAAAACATGATATACAAAACTGTATTGTTGCACTAAAAGCACTTAGGGAAACATTAGATTTAATTAAAAAATATGATTGGAATTTAATGTATTCTGAGTATAGTATAGAAAATGATAAAATTAAAAATATTGAAGATAGTATTAATATAATGTTAGCAAATGGTATTACAACAAATAATGAAGGTAAAGATATTCATGATTTAAAAAATGATAAAAATAATTTACCTAGATTAGTAACTGAAATTGCAGTATGGGAACAGAATCATGAAGGTAATATTAGGAATCATAAAGTTTGGAGAACAGATATTGAGTATAAGAAATATAAATATATTGTTGATAATGAAATTAGACCATAAATTTATAGATTAAGATATATTAAGATATATTGAATCCACTTCTATTTATTTGAGGTGGATTTTATTATGTTTTAAGATTTTAAGTTTAAAATATGATAAATGTAAGATTTTATTAAAATTAATTGTGTCTTACCACTAAATATATTGGGTCATGTCCTACCATGATAAGGAGAGATAATATGCAAAACAATAATTTTAATTCAGACAGTAAATTTATACCTAAAGTATTATTAAACAAGAATAGAGTATTAACTATGTCAAACAATCGTAAATGTGATTATTTAATTGTAGATGTTGATACTACAGGAAATGATAAAGATGTAACAACAATGATGGCAATTAATAATCAAGGAAATACTAAAGATATTTTAATTGTTAAAACATTTATAAATAAAAAATCAAAAGAATTAGTAGATGAAGCGTATTGGTTATGTTGTGAATTTGGTATAAATACTATTTTAGCAGATAATATTGGGTTAGGTTTAGGATTTATTGAATCATTTCAAGAAAATATTGATTCAGACAATATAAATATTATACCTTTAGATGGAATAAAAATTAGTAAGTTTATAAATATCAGAGATATAATTGATGATTTAAATAATGGTAAATTAAGATTTCTGCAAACACCCGAATTAGCTAAAAATACATATATTAAACCATTTCTTGGTTTATCTAATATAATTGAGTATCATAAAGAGACAGATAAATTAATTGATGAAATTAATAATCTTGAGGTAAAATTGAGATTGGGTAATATTATATTAGATAGATTAAAAAATACTATTGGAAAATCAAGAGTCAATTGTTTATTAATGTTTTATTCTTATCCTATGAGTATGTTTGATAAAGTAGAAAAATTAAATAATGATATAGAACAATATGATGAAATAAAAAGGATAGAAAAATATAATATTATTCATGGTACATTTTATAAGTATCTATTTAAATGTATAGAGAATGAAAATATAAATATTTTGTTTTATTATAATAATAAAAATAAGGTTGCACAATTTCAGAATATGATTGATGAAGAACAATTTAAAAATTTAATTAAAAAACATGTTAGTAGAATTAATATGTCTAAGGATTATTTTGAAATTAGATTTAATAATGATAGTTCAATTAGATTCGTTTATAGTAGAGATAGTGCAAGAGGTTATAGATGTCATTTTGCTGTGGTAGATACTGAAATTGATAGAGAGATTTATAATAATGTAATTTGTGGTAAGACTATTTTATTTGATATGGTTAAAAGAGATAAGATGGATAATAGATTAAAGGATGATAATTATTGTGTTGAATTTGTTGAGATGTAGATTTTTTAATATATAAGTGTTGATTATAAATATAAAGTTTTATGGATAAGTCAAGGAGATTGTTTAATACAGTCTCTTTTGTTGTTTATAAATATAATATTGTTTATTTTGAATTGGTGTAGATGATTAGAGGGTAGCTCCCTCTTTCCTTTCTGCGTATGCACCAATTCTTTTTATTTTTTAATTAGTAAGCATAGAAAAAGCAGAAAGGAAATAAAATAGAAGGGATTTGGTGATAAAATGTTAATAACAAAAGAAGTAAATATTACATGTCTATCTAATAATAAACCATACATAGAAAGTTTAGGATTAACATGGGAATACAAAAAAGTTTATACAATAGATATTCATAAATTATTAGAAGGTAGTAGTATAGGAATTGAATGTTTATGTGATTATTGTTTAGAAGAAGGAATAGAAACGATAATACCAAAATCATACTATAAATATATTAACAGTCATAAAAATCAACCAATAATTAAAGATGCTTGTGAAAAACATAAACATAAAAAACAAATTGAATTATGTTTATTAAAGAAAGGTGTAAAATCTTCAGTTAAAGTTCCAGAAATTCATGAAAAAATTGTAAATAGTATTCGTAAAAATAATATTGATTTAGTTAGAAAAGAATTTGAAGATAGAAATTTAATTTTATTAACAAAAGAATATTATAGTCCAGATGATTATATGGAATTTATTTGTCCTAATCATAAAGATAAAGATATTCAATCTATTAAATATGGAAATTTTAAATATAAAAATCAAGGTTGTAAGTATTGTTCATATGATAAGTTAAGTCAACAAAAAAGAATGGATTTTAGTATAGTAGAAGAATTATTTAAACAAAGAGAATATATTCTTATATCTACTAAAGAAGATTATATAAATAGTGATTCTAAATTAAAATATATATGTCCATTACATAAAAATGATATTCAACAAATTTCATATAATAATTTAGTAAGTGGTAGTGGATGTCCTATATGTGCTATTGAAAGGAATTCAGGAGAAAATAATCATAACTGGAAAGGTGGGAAGTCAAATTTATATGAATATTTAAGAAATTGTATTGTTGATTGGAAAAAAGAATCTATGATAAATTGCAAATATAAATGTGTTTTAACTAATCAACGATTTGATACAATACATCATTTATATGGATTTGATTTAATAGTAGAAGAAATTTTAAATGAAAATAATTTAATTTTTAAACAATCAATATCTGAATATGAAAAAGATGAATTAGAAATTCTTAAAATTCAATGTATTGAAAAACATAAAAAATATCTTGGTGTTTGTATTATTGATAGTTTACATATAATTTTTCACAAAAATTATGGATTTGGAAAGAATACACCAGAACAATTCAATGAATTTACACAAAGATATAAAAATTTTGAATTTGATTATTTATTAGATAATAAATATAAATATATATATGTTTTAAAAGGAGTTAGTTAGTATGGCAGTAAAAAAAAATATAACTAAGATAAAACGTAAAGAAATTACATGTACTAAATGTGGATTAATTAAATCTGTTAATATAGGAAACTTTTTTAAAACTGATAATCCTCTATATAATGAATTTTTCCCAACATGCAAAAATTGTGTTTATGAATTATTTAATGGACACATACAAAGTGGTTCAGATATAAGAAATGCCATTATAAAAATATGTGAATTATTGGATAGACCTTTTATTGATGAAGTATTTTATAGTACGTATGAAAAAGAAAAAAATAATAAAAATATTTTAGGTGTTTATTTTAAAAATTCAGCAATGCAACAATGGAAGAAACAGGGGATAATAAGATTTAATGATAGTATATTTTCAAGAATTTCATCTCAAGCAACACAAGAAGTTTTTGAAGATAATGTAAGAATATATAGTGAAGAATGGAATGGAAGATATACTCAAACAGATATTAACTATTTAAATAAATATTTAACAGGATTACATAATGATTTTAAAATTAATACCACAAGTTATAAAGATTATGCAAAAAAAATATGTTGTGCTAGTTTAGCTGTTAATAAAGCATATCAAGAAATGTTAGATGGTGTAAATGGAGCAGATAAAAAATATAAAGATTTACAAGCAACTTTTGATACTTTATCTAAATCAGCACAATTTAGTGAAAATTCAAGGTCTAGTATAAGTGCAGGAATAAATAGTATATGTCAGGTTGTAGATAAAATTGAAAGTAAAACTTGGATATATGCAATGGATGAATATGATAAAGATGATATTGAACACTTATTAGATCAATTTAATAATATTCATAAATCGTTGTAGGTGATAAAATGGCAGTATTTAAAAATTTTAGTCATAAAAGTAGACATATAAAAGATGGGGATTATGATAATTTAGATAGTAGTTTTAGTTATGATCCAATTAATAATGAAGGTGATAATCTTAATGATGAAGAATGGAAAAAATTCATAGCATATTATAGAATTTATTTGGATAAATTCGCTATAGAAATTTTAGGTCTGAAACTTCACCTTTTCCAACGATTAATACTTAGAGCAATGGCAAGATACCAATATGTAATGTTAATATGTTGTAGAGGTTTAGGTAAATCTTGGATAAGTGCAGTTTTTTTTGTTTGTTCTGCTATTCTTTATAAAGGTTTAAAATGTGGTATTGCATCTGGACAAGGACAACAAGCGAGAAACGTAATTATTCAAAAAATTAAAGGTGAACTTGCCAATAATCCTAATATTGCAAGAGAAATAATTTTCCCAATAAGCACTGGTACTAGTGATTGTGTGGTAAACTTTAGGAACGGAAGTGAAATAAGGGCAATTGTTCTTGGTAGAAATCAAGGTGATGGAGCGAGAAGTTGGAGATTTCATTATTTATTAATTGATGAAGCAAGGCTTGTTCCTGATTCAGTTATTTCAACAATTTTAATTCCAATGACAAAAACAAAAAGACCAGTTGCTATCGATCATATGCAATCAGAAAAAGGGAAAGTTATTTTTATATCTTCTGCTTTTTTAAAAACGAGTGATTTATATAAAAGATTTACTTATTTTTTTGATAAAATGAAAGAGGGAAATAAAAATTATTTTGTATGTGCATTAGATTATAAAGTTGGAATTGAAGCTATGATATTTGATGCAGAAGATATTGAAGAAGAAAGAAATAAACCTGATACTACTGAAGAAATATTTCTTTATGAATATTGTGGTCAATTTGTAGGTTCTAGTGGAGAAAGTTATTATCCATATGATGTTACAAATCCTTGTAGAATATTAGATAAATGTGAATTAGCACAACCTAAAAAAAGTAAATCTATTTATATTATAGTACATGACGTTGCTATATCTGATGCAAAAAATTCAGATAATGCTTGTACTCATGTTATAAAATTAAAAGAAAAAAGTAATGGTACTTATTATAAAGATGTAGTTTTTACTAAAACTCATAATGGTATGACACTTCCAGATCAAAAAGAGTTTATAAGAGAATTATATCATTTAAAATTTCCTAATGCTATAAAAATAATTATTGATATAAGAGGAAACGGAGAACCTTTGCCTTCTTTGTTTTATGAATCATGGGAATATAAAGATGAAAAAACAAAAGAAATTTTAGAATTTCCTCCTCTCGTATTAGACAATGATGAAAAAGGTATTAGTATAAGAAATGCAGTACCAATAATCAGAGGTATTGCTGCTACACAGGGTAGTAATAATACAATGCATACATATTTAAAAGCAAGTTTTGAAAATGGTAGTTTAAGATTATTAAAACATTCAACAGAAATGGATGAAGCACATAAAACAGATCAAATAACTATGGAAGAATTCTTAATGCATATTCAAACAGATTTATTAATTCAAGAATTATCTAATATTAAACAAATAACTAGTAATGCTGGAAATATAATTTATGATCGTATTGTAAAAACGGCAAAAAGAGATAGAGCGACTAGTTTAGCATATGGTCTTTCTGTTGTAAATGAAATGGAAGAGGAAAATAGAAAAAATGTTAAAGATTCAGATTATGATTTTGTATTTTCATTTTCATAATAACATATTACAATTATAATTGTCAATAATAATATAATTATTTTATTATATTAAACTAAATAAAGAAAGGAGGATTTAATTGTCAAAAAAACAAAAAGAAGATCCTCAAACACAACAAACAGAAATAAATACTAATAACATAAATAATCAATCTACTATCCCACTATCTAATTCTAATGAAATAGAATTGAATTCATTGTCTTATAATTCTTTTTCATTAGGAAGATTAGATACAGATTATATATCTATGAGTGATTTAAAACAATATATAAAATATCCTATGATATATAATGAAATTTTAAGGACTATATCAAGACAATCATATAGTTCTAATGGAATTTATGGGCAAACAATTGATCGAATCATAGCACTCCCTACTCTATCTTATATAACAACTTTAAGAAGTAAACTACCAAAAATGAAAGAAAAAAAAGATAAATTTAATACAATACTTAAAATGTTGAATATAGATAGGACAACTAGAGATATTTTACGACATTTACTTATCGATGGCGAATATATAGGAACACTTAGAGATACTTCCGCATCTAATAAAAAAATAGATACTTCAATGTTTACTATTGAAAGTATTGATAGATTAGAAGGTTTATCGTTAGATGATAATTTTATGATTCAGCCTTTAGATTTAGATTACTGTAAGATAATTGGTTTTCAAAATAATATATCTATTGCTGCATTTGACATGATGTATTTTGATCAATTTAAGTTAAATGGATTATTAAATGAAATTAAAAATTTTCCGAAAACTTTTGTAAAAGCATATATGGATTATAGAAAAGATTCTAGTAAAAGATGGTTTATATTAGATTATAGGAAAACTATTGCTTTAAAAGCTAAAGCAAATGAAATAGATGCTCATGGGATACCGTTTGGGATCTCGGCTTTTTCGGATATGAAATTAAGTAATGATTATGATGATAGTCAATATCAATTAATTAGTGAATTAGCAAGTAGTATATACTATATCATCTTGCCTGAAGGGGAAAAGAAAGGGTCTTCTAGTCTTAATTCAACACAGCAAAAAGAAGTTATTGAAGCATTTAAAGGAGCAGTAAAAGTAAATACAAGTGGTAATATAGCAAAGATCTCAACACTTAGTCTTGCTCCAGGAACAGAAATTAATAGACTTAGTAAAGATTCTTCATTAATTAAAGATACTTTAAGTGATGAAAATATGAAAAAAGTAGCTACTGGATTAGGTATAGCTAGTTCTGCATTAAATGCTGAAAGTAATAGTGCTAATTTAGGCAGTTTACAAATTAATTTAGATTTAATATCTGCACAAGTTTTTCAATATATTAATGAGATAGCAAGAGAAGAAACGAGAGTTATTAATGAACATTTAGATATTTTACCTAAAGACTACATAGATATAAAATTTCTTCCTATCACTTGGTTGAATAAAAAGGATGTTTACGAAAAGGCTAAAGATTTATTTACACTTGCTGGTGGTAGTCGTCAATTTTTAATTGCTGCTGCAGGATTTGATCCATCTGACTACCTAAGTATTTGTGATGAAGAAATTGAAATGGGGTTTGATGAGAAATATTTACCACATATTACTAGTTTTACAGCTAGTGATAATGCTGATACTGCAAATGAAGATGGTAATTTAGGAGGAAGACCACAAAAAGATGAAAAAGATTTAAAAGATTCTGGTTTAACTACTAAAAATTTAAAGAGTAATGATCAAAAAGTTAAAAGTCAAAAATAATAATATGTTTTATAAACTGTATAATTTATAAAAGATAGATAAGGAGTAATTAACCTTATTAACAAGGAGAGCACCTTTCACTCTCCTTCTTTTATTGTTTAATTTTAAGTTATGAAAGGAAGAAATAATCATTAGAAAGGAATGATAAATAATGAGTAAAAAGAAAAAACATGAAGAATTTATTGAAGATTTAAAAAATATAAATTCTAATATCGAAGTTATTGGTAAGTATAAAACTGCTAAAGATTATATTGATGTAAAATGTAAAAAATGTGGAGGAGAGTGGAATCCTAAAGCTAATAATTTATTAAATGGTAATGGTTGCCCTTACTGTTGCCCAACTCCAAGAAAAATATTAATTGGATTTAATGATATATGGACAACAAATCCAGATGTTGCAAAATTATTAGCTAATCCAGAAGATGGGTATAAATATACACAATATAGTGGAGTAAAAGTTGATTGGAAATGTCCTGATTGTGGCTATATTGTAAAAAATAAAAAAATTGGGCATGTTTCATATTATCATTTTTCATGCCCTAGATGTGGAGATGGTATTAGTTATCCTGAAAAATTTATAATATCTTTATTAAATCAAATTAATATTGAATATGAAAAAGAAAAGGAATTTGAATGGTGTAAAAATAGAAGATATGATTTTTATTTATCATATTATAATATAATTATTGAAGCACACGGTTTACAACATTATAAATCTGAATTTGAATATATAAATAATAAAAAAATAAGAACTTTACTAGAAGAACAAAATAACGATAAATATAAACAACAATCGGCACAAGAAAATGGAATTAATAACTATATAATTATAGATTGTAGAAAATCAGAATTAGAATGGATTAAAAATAATATTCTTAATAGTAAATTAGTTGAATTATTTGATTTAAGCAATATAGATTGGTTAAAATGTCATGAATTTGCATGTAATAGTTTTGTAAAAATCGCATGTGAATATTGGAACAATGGAATTAATAATACTAAGGAAATTGGATTATTAATGAAATTACATTATGGCACAGTTAGAGATTATCTTAAAAAAGGATGTAAATTGAATTGGTGTAATTATAATGCTAAAGAAGAAATGATAAAAAAAGGTATTAAAACAGGAAAGAAAAATTCTAAAAAAGTAAAATGTGTAGAAACAGGTATTATTTTTAATTCTATTGCTGAAGCGGTAAAAGAAATAATTAATGCTAAAGTATCACAAATATCTCAATGTTGTAAAAAACAAAGAAATGTATCTGGAAAATTAGAAGATGGGACTTTATTACATTGGGAATATGTAAATAATAATATAATTGTGTAAAGGTGGTGAAAAAAACGAATAATTCAATTATAGAAATATCAAAAAAAACATCAAAAGCAGGCAGGACTCCTTGTAAATTTGTATTGCATGAAATATATGATTCTGATAAAAAATACAATTCTAATGGTATAAGTTGGAAAAAAGAATATGTCGAAGAGAATATAGATAGTGTAAAAACTATGCCTATAGTAGCACAATTTCTTGATGATGATAATACAATTCCTTTTGGAGCACATGGAGAATTAAATGCAAAAGATGGCAAAATAACATTTCAAGACAGTTTAGTTGTAGGAGCATTTGAAGATGCATTTATTGATGAAAATATAGAAGTAAATGGAAAAACTATAACTGGTCTTGTGGCAAAAGGCTATATATTTGATCAACGGTTTCCAGAACTTGTAACTTATTTACAAGAACAATATGATAATGGCGAACCAGTTGAAAGTTCTGTAGAAATTTGTGCAGATAAATCACAAGGAAATACAAAAATAATTTATGATGGTGGATGGAAAGAAAAAGGTCGTGTCCCTCAAACATATCAATATTCTGGACATGCAATAGTTATAGGAATTGAACCTTCTGATAAATCAGCTTTAATGTTAGAATTAAATACAAATACAAATATAACAACAAGAAAGGAGGATACTAATTTGGGTGAAGAAAATAATATCCCTGAACAAAATACCATTCCAATCCCTAACACTAACAATATCATAATTGAGTTGAATGAAATGAATTATGACGACATTGTGACTTTAATTGAAAATGCATTTAATAAAAAATTTAACAATTTAAATGTAAGTAATGATGATTATAGATATTTCTATATTCACAAATTTTACCCCACCAATTCTACGTTTGTAATGAAAAGTTATTATAGTAGAGGAGAATATTACTATAGTTCATATTCTGTTGAGAATTCAAAAGTTATGATAGGAGAAATCATAAAAGTGGAAGAAGATTGGAAACCAGTTGATGGTGCTCAATCTGTGGAAGTAAATAAAACATTAATTAATCTATTAAACAATCAAATTACAAAGGAGGAAAATAACAAAATGGATGAAAAAATTGTATTAGAATTAAATCAAAAAATCGAAGATAAAATTAATGAAATTAATTCATTAACTAAATCTTTAGAAGAAAAAAGTATTGAAATTAATACTTTAACTAAATCTTTAGAAGAAAAAACAGTAGAAATTAATACATTAACTGAAAAAACTCAAGAATTAGATAGTAAAGTTGTAGAATTAAATACAACTATCGTAGAAGTTAATAAACTACTTGAATCTGAAAAAACTGAAAAAGAATCTCTTATTGTAGAAGTTAATTCTTTTAGAGAAGAGAAAGTTAAAACAGAAACAGCAGCAAAAATTGCAGAAGTTAATTCTTATTTTGAAACAGAAATTACTAAGAATGGTTTTGAAGAATATGAAGTTAATTCACTTAAATCATTTGTAGATGCTGTTGATTTAGAAGGATTAAAAAGAGCAGAAGCAGAATTATGTGCTAAGAAATTTAAGGAATTGGTTGCTAAAGATGCAAATGTAGAAGTTAATACTAAAAATGATATGTTTATTGCAATTAAAGATAAAGAAATGAAAAATGTTTCTGGTAGTATCCCTTCTTTCTTTAATTAATTTTAATTAAGTTAATTTCAAAGAAAGTAAATATATAACTATATAAATATAAAAAAATATAAAAATAATAGGAGGAATTTATTATGAGTTTATTCAAGTTTCATGATTCTAATTTTTTAAAGGTTCCTAATAAGCCAAATGTACTTGCAATTGCTAATACATATAATGGTTATCAATTTAATGTTGTATCTGATACTCAGGTGATTGTTCCAGATTTAGCAACTGCAAAATTAGGTGACGTTTATGTAATGTTTAATATCATTGATAAGCCTGAAATTCTTAACACTGATGATTACAAAGTAATTGCTGGTGAGTATATTCGTGCGTTTAGACTTAAAGATTTAGTAGGTCAACAATTTGATATGTCTTCTGATTTAATTACTGATGCATTTGCTGATGTTGCTGTAGGTAATTTAATTATTGGTAGAAGTGTAGCAGATACTACTAATACTATGAAATGGACTAAAACTGCTGATGCATCTGCATATGAAATTTATTTGAAAGTAATTAAGAAAACTACTTTTGGTGCGTTTACCATCGATGCTAATGGAGGCACTGTTGCTGGTGGTTATGTTGTGGAAGTAATGGCAAACGATAATATCTAATTTTAAAAAGTAATAAACAATAATAAAATAATTATATTATAAAACTAAAATAGGAGGAATTCAATATGAGTTTAGGAATTGATTTTAAGAATTTAAGTGAGAATGCAGAACAGATTGAAATTAATAAAATTGTAAAAAATAAATTATCTGCTTCTCGTCCCAATGAAGATGTGGAGATTTTTACTAATATTGTATATGGTAAAGATGTTAGTAAATATGGTAAAAAAGTTGATACAGTAATGGACAAGATTAAATTATTGGCTAGTGCTGCTGATAATGGTAATACTCAAGCAAAAGCAGAGTTAAATGCCATTAGAACTGTTACCATTCAACAGCCTTTAGAGAAGAGATTAGCTATTAATAATGCTATGGGAACTGTTATTAAAGTTGGATTTAACGAAGAAATGAAGTATGAAGTATATCAATTACAAGGAGAAAAATCAAGAATACAAGCAAGTTCTGGTTCGTTTGTATTCCCCACCGTTAAGAAAAGAACTGGTACTATGGCTACTCAAACTTCTACAGGTGGCTTGATTTTTGATGTAAGAGAATTAGCTTCTGGTGCAGTTGATGGATTTGCGTATGCGAATGAACAAGTTATGACAGATATGACCAATCAAATGGTACTTTCTCATATTAATGCTTTAAGAGCAGGTATTACTGCTGCCACTACTTTGAAGAATTATGAAGAAGGTATTACTAAAACATCAGTTGAAAGTGTTAGAAAAAAAGCAAGACGTTTTGGTACTTCTGTAACTATTTTAGGTGATTATAGTGCAGTTAGCAAATTAGGTGAATATGCTAATTTTGGTGTTGTGGCTGCTGGCACAGAATTTAGATTTCCTGATTATGTAATGGAAGAAGTCATGAAAACTGGTCTTATCAAAAATTACAAAGGGAGTATTGTTGTAGAAATGCCTAATAGTTACAATATGATTAATCTTAATACTGCTGGTGATTTCTATGCTCCACAATTGCCGACTACTGATTTATGGTTCTTACCTCAAGGAGCCATGAACCCCCTTCAAATTTGTTTGCGCGGGGGTCTTACCTCGATGACCAGTACAGACATTAATTTAAGAGCAGAAATCACCAGGTACGATTGGGAATTTTCAAATTATGTAATTCCAGAGTACGTTCCAACAATTGGATATATATATGACTCTTCTTTAGCTGAATAAATATTAAATAACATCTTGACAGATTAGAATTATAATTGTATAATACATTATAGGGATAGATAAAGAAGTCATGAACTTTATTGAAAAGAGTAATTCCGATACTCCTTCCCTATTTTAATTATTATATAATCGGAAAATAAATTACTACGGAGGTAATAAATTGGGTAAAAAACTTACATATGAAAGTATTAAAAATTATATTGATGATGAAATTACTGGTAATGGTTGCAAACTCTCTACTACAGAAGAAGAATTTAATCAAGAAAAGATTAAACAAAATAAAAATAATTCTCATGTTAATTTAAATTTAAAATGTAAATGTGGCAATGATTTTACTAAGTCATACGATGCTTTTAAGTATTCAAAAAAGCAATGTAACAAATGTTCAGGATTAGAAAGACCAACTATAGAATATATTAAATATTTTATAGAAATTGAATCAAAGTCAAATTGTAAGTTAATATCTACTGAATATATTGATGCTCATAAATTATTAGAACTTGAATGTAGTTGTGGAATGCCATTTAAAAAGAATTGGAATAAATTTTATAGTGCTAATCAAAGAACATGTAATAATTGTAGTAATAAATTATCAGGTGAAAAATCAAAAATACCATATGAAGAAATTAAAAATTATATAGAAATTGAAAGTAAAAGTGGTTGTGAATTAATAACTAGTAAAGATAAATATGTAGATACAAATACAGATGTTGATATTAAATGTAAATGTGGTAACTATTTTCAAACAACATTTCATCAATTTAAAAGTGAACAGTCAAAGAAAAGACAATGTGATGAATGTGGAAATAAAGCAAGAGGAATAAAATTAAGTAAACCATATGAAGAAGTTAAATACATAATAGAATCTAAAGGTTGTAAATTAATAACTACAATAGATAATTATAATAATGTTAATTCTATTTTGAATATTGAATGTAATTGTGGTAATCCATTTGAAACATCTTTCTCTGTTTTTAATAGAGAAATAGGTGCAAAAAATAAATGCGATGAATGTACATTTATTAATTTCATGAAATTAACTAAAATACCTTATATTGAAGTATGCAATATATTTAAAAATGAAAATTGTGAATTATTAACAACAGAGCAAGAATATTATTCTATACAAGAGGATAATAAATTAAGATATAAATGTTCTTGTGGAAATGATAAAGCACGTATTACTTTAGCTAAATTTAAAAATGGTGGAAGATGTAGAAAATGTTTAAGAGAAAGAGTTAAAAATACTAATCTTAAAAATAATGGTGTTGAATATCCTGCTCAAAATAAAGAAATATTAGCAAAGCAAAGACAAACACTTTATAAAAATGGAACAGCACCACGCTCAAGGCAACAAATATACATTAATCAATTGATTGGTGGAGAATTAAATTATCCATTAAGGAATCTATCACTTGATATTGCATTTCCAGAAGAAATGATTTATTTAGAATATGATGGTGGAGGTCATGAGAATAATATTATTTTTGGCACTATGACTAAAGATGATTTTGTTAAAAGAGAAAGAAATCGTACATATGGTTTATTAAGAGGTGGATGGAAAGAAATTAGAATCATAAGCAAATATGACAATCTCCCATCAGATCAAACAATACTAGAAATATTATCTTACGCACGTACATATTTAAAAAATCATCATTACATAAAGTTTGACATAGACAACAATAAAATAATTAATTCTCAAGGTGAATTTGATTTTGATTATGGTGAACTAAGAAAAATTAAATTAACAGACTTAAAAGAAGCAATCTAATATGCTTCTTTTTTATTTGTACAGTTTTAAATCAAAAAACAATTATCAAAACAAATCAACAAACCAAAATAATAAAGGTTAAAATGGAGGGTAAAATTTATGGCAATTGATATGAACAGTCGTTCAAAGGTTAAAAATCTATGTGATTGGAATATTTCATGGGAGAGATACAGTATGGACGGAGATGAATTTATCAAAGCAAATCAAACAGTATATATACCTAATATGGAAATTGAAACGCAAGTACAAAACAATAATCCTTTTTTCTCTGGTTCTGGCAACGGCGATCACGCTCGCTGCTATATTGAGAATCCAGAAATGAGAGAACATTTAGGTTTTGACAATAAAGAAGAAAAACGCACTCAATTAATCCTAACTGATGAAAAATGTAAAGAAATATTTGAATATAAAACATTTAGCACATTTAAAAAGCATGTAACTGAAAATATCATCACTAATCAAGAGAAATCTAAAATAGTTAATTATGCTAAAAAGAATAAAATAAATGATTACGATAAAATCCAGTTCTTGTCAGAGTACACAAAACTACCATTCAAAAATGATGAAAATAAAGAATAATCATATCAAGAAATGTGGTGAAATAGTTTGGGAACTTTACTTCAGAAAATATATGATAAATTTTTTATAAAAGTATCAGATTATGATTTTACTTATAAACAAGATTTAGTTTTTGAGTTTTTTGAAACGTCTATTGGGTATAGTTACAAAACTACACCACATGATTTAGGTTATATTTTATATTCTGATAATGTAGTTTTAATAATATATGGATTGGTAGAAAATAGTGGCAATATTACTTTAAATATTAATTCTGATACATATACAATTTCATTATTAACTACTGATACAAAATTAAATATTGCTAATAAAATCAAATCAGCAATAGAATCAAATTACACTGTAATTTTAGATGATATTGAAAATCCTATGTTAACAATTACTAAAACTGATACAGATATTATTACATTATTATTTACAGATACTAATAATACAAATTTAAATTTAATTATTAGAAAAACATATGATGGAATAATGATTAATGATTTAGATATAGATGAAATTGAATTAATTTCATTAAATATGAAGAAAGCATATTTAGAATATTTATTAAAACCTTTAAATCGTTTAAAAACAACTTTAGGTACTAAAGATTTTAATCGTCTAGCAAATAAATTAGAAGAATATAAAGTTTATTCATTAATGCTTAAAGATTTGAATGATCAAATTGATAAATTTAGACAAGAATTTTATTCTTACTCTAATTAAGTTGGTGACATTATTAAAAATACAATGAAAAGTAAAAATAATAAAAATAAATATGTAAATAATATTCTTATAAAAACTCCTCAATATGAGATAAGTTTAAAAGATTTATGCAATAAAGAATATTTGAAAATTAATCATATAATGCATATGATTGAAAAGGAGTTTAATGTTTCTTTACATGATTATCCAGAGTTAAGAAGTAAAATATTAGATATAAGTAACTTCATTAAGAGGATACCATCCTCTATTTCTGAGTGTTTAATTGTTGAATAATGAGATAAAAGCGATAATGTAAATTTATTTAAAGGAGGTATTAATGTGGATAGTTTTAATTTTGAAAAAGTATCTGAAAGTGAGAAATCTAAATTAGATGGCATAACTGCTGGTACTGTTTTAGCAAATAAAGCTGTTGTAGTAGGTACAAATAAAAATGTTGATGTTTTAGCAATTGCAGATTTAAAATTGGGTGCTGGTGCAGGTACTTCTGTAACTGCAACTTCAACACAAATTAATTCTTTGGTTAATTTTCCAGGTACTATGGCAACAGCAGTAATTGATTTTAATGCAACTGGCGAAGCAGGAATGAAAGTTACTATAAATAGTGTTGATTATCAAGAAGCTGATGTAGCAGTAGTAACAAATGGAGTGTGGACAAATGGTGCAAGTGCAGCTAACTCTGCTACAAGTTTAGTTGCAGCAATTAATGGTGATACAAGAGCAACTGTTCCTTTTACTGCATTTTTATCCGCTGATGGGAATAGTGTAATTCTTACATGGGATGCCGTAGGTACTACTGGCAATGTAACTATTACTACAACCAGTGCAGCAAATTGTACTGTGGAAAATTCCACTGGTGGATCTAATGCAGGTATAAAACAAATTGTCATTATAAACCGCATAGTAACAGCACAAGATGTATTGGCTCTTGAAACAAATATTCCTTTGCCATTTGTTCCTACTAAAATATTAGTTAATTATTTTGATACAGATGGTATTTTACTTAGTACAATAACAGACAAAGCGTCTATTCAAGCAAATCCAAATCGTGTTAGAGTATTACAAGCTGGTGCTACTCATTTAGCTGCTACTAATGTAATTCAGGTAATGGCAATAGAATAATATTATAATAATGGTTAATATTTAGGGTTGCAAACTTAAATATTGTAATTAATAGACATATGCCTATACATATGTCTATTCCCATTTGTATCTCTTATATAGGAAGGAGAATGATTAGAATGCTATTAACTAAAGAAGTTGAAATTTCATTAAATGGCAATAATGTTAAATATCTTGAAAATTTAGGTTATGAAATTCCCAGAAGGAAAAATGCAAGTGGTAGAATGCAATATATACAAGGTACTAAAATAATAGTTAAAGTTAAAGATTTAAATAAAAATAATGTATTGGTAGATGTGCAATGTGATAATGAAGAATGCAATAAAATAATTAAAGATATGAAATTAAATGTTTATAAAACATATGTTAAAGAAGATGGGAAATATTATTGTCATAAATGTGCTATAAAATTATATGCTCATAAAAATTCAAATAAAACTAAATTAAAAAATGGTAAATCTTTTGAACAGTGGTGTATTGAAAATAATAGACAAGATGTTTTAGATAGATGGGATTATGATTTGAATGATTGTAAACCTAATGAAATATTATCTCATACAATGAAAAGTTTTTATTTTAAATGTCCAAGAGGATTGCATGAAAGTGAATTTAAAAATATTAGTGCATTTACAAGTAAAAATAGTTTAATAAAATGCAATCAATGTAACTCTTTCGCTCAATGGGGAATTGACAATACAGGTAAATACTTTCTTGAAAAATACTGGGATTATGAAAATAATAATGAGTTAGGCATTGATCCTTGGGATATAAGTTATGGAAATAGTTACGAGAATATTTATATTAAATGTCAAGAAAAAGATTATCATGGAAGTTATATTATTAAATGTAATTCGTTTACAGGACAAAATCATAGATGTTCCTATTGTGTTAATCAAAAAATACATTTACTAGATTCACTTGGAACATTATATCCAGAAGTTTTAGAATTATGGTCAGATAAAAATGATAAATCGCCTTTTAAGTATGCACCTTTTGGTAGTAAATGGGTTTGGTGGAAATGTCCAGATGGTAAACATGAAGATTTTTATAGAGACATAGGCAATTCTAATAAACGTGATTTTCGCTGTCCAGAATGTCAATATTCTAAGGGTGAAGAAAGAATAAGTAATGATTTTATTAGTAAAGGTTTTATAAAAATAGATCAAAAAGAATTTGAATTATTAGATGACAATTATAATAAAGATTACTACATACCTCAAATGAAATACGATAGATTATTAGGTGTTGGCAATGGATTATTATCATATGATTTTTACATACCAAAATTAAATTTATTAATTGAATATCAAGGTGAATTTCATGATGGTACTGCAGGAAATCAAACTGAAGAAGAATTTAAAATCCAACAAGAACATGATAGACGTAAAAAAGAATACGCACAAATACATAATATAAAACTTTTAGAAATTTGGTATTGGGATTTTGATAATATAGAATCTATTCTTGAAAAAGAATTGAATCTTATCAAAATATAATAATAATTTAAACAATTAAAAGGAGGAATTTATTATGGCAAATAACTTCATAGGAAGATCGTTGGTGGCGAATTTGGCAGAACAAAATGTAGAATTAAATATGGCATTTATTAATCTTATTGTAAACGATAGTGCAAATACTATAACGGTGACTTTTGACGAAGCGACAACTTCTTCAAACGTAATGGTTTTTAAAGCAGGAGAACAAAGAACAAATATCCCTGTACCTTTTGAAAAATTATATTACAAAGCATCTGCTGATACTTC